AATCACCGAGTCCTCGATGAGCGACATCGGCACGCGGTTATCGACGCCCCAGAGCTTGGCGACGAGTTGCACGTTGTCGAACGTCACATCGCTGGTAGTCGGAGCCGCGTTCTCGCCGATCGGGCGAGCCGACAGTCCGCCGGTGCGACGGGCGATGAGCAGCGTGTCGCTGTTCATCGCGACGTTGCGGGCGTTCGCCGGGAAGGCACCGAACTCCTCCACGAGCCGGATGATCTCGCTCGAAAGCTCATCATTGGTCAGCACACCGCCGAGCGAGTTGATACCGCCAGCCTGGGCACGGCTCTCGACGCCGTGATCCATGCACCACCGCCGAGCCTCGTCATCGTTGAAAAGGCCAGCACGAATCGCCATGCCAGCACGGTAGGCACGCTCCTCGGAGCGGAAGCCACGCAGGGGACGCGACGCCTTCGGCACCGCAAACACAGTTCGCTTCTCCACGACGGGGGTCTCCTCGGTGGCTTCGATCTTCTTGGCGGGAGCAGCACGCTCCAGAACGCTGCGGAGTTCCAGTTCCTTCGCCTGCACGCGAGTCAGGAACTCGATCCGCTCCTTGAGCTTGTCGGCCCGAACTTCGAGCGACCGGAGCGAAGCCTCCTGCTCTTCGGTCATCGGCTCGGCGGGAGCCTCACCCTCGGGCGCGTCCTCGGTCATCGCCTCCATCTCGGCGACAACGGCGGCCAGTTCTTCGAGCAGTGCCTTGATCTTGTCCACGAGGATCGCTCCTGTATTCGGGTTCGCGGCAACGCGATCGCGTCGCCTATCCCGAAACTAAGAGCCCCGCCTTGAAACCATGCAGTTAGCGTGCGTCGGCAGTAAAAGACTTCCGCCGCACTTCACTGCCCGGCACGATCTGCTTGTCGGTGCAGCCGCACCGCTGGCACCGCAGATACCGAGTCTGATACTCGCCGCTGCGAACACTCGACGCGACGGCATACTTGCCCTCGCGACAACGCGAGCACGAATCACCACTAGCGGCCATGCTGCCTCAGAACGTCGCGATAGAACGCGGCCCGATCCGCGAGATACTTGCGGGCTTCCTCGTGCTGCCGCCGCTCTTGGCGGAAGTGATCGAATGACCGCTGGGCCACCGTCACATCGGCGTCAGGGTACGCCGGGAACGTCACCGGCCCGACATCGAGCAACTTGTCGATCTTCTGGATCGTCCGCACGCTGCGACCATCCTCGACCGCCCACGAGTCGCCGCCGCTGGGCACGGTGAAACTGAATGACGAGCCCTTCACGATGCCCGCCCGAATGTTGCTGGCGATGTCTCGCCCGTAGGTCGTGTCGGGAACAGGGAACTCATACCGCAGCCCGACCTCATCGACCGTCATCTTGAGCGTGCCGGGATAGCGGGCGAGCGGGTAGTTCGCGTCGTGATTCCAGAGAGCTCGCGTCTCCAGCGGCTTTTTGCGGCCGCGCCGCTCGGCGACAATGCCAAAGGCAGCGGGGTCGATCCGCTCGATGAATGAGCCATCAAGTTCGAGCGAGTTGACGCCGAACTTCGCGGCGTAGCCCACGATCCAGTCCCGCTCGGCACCGTCCTCGCTGCGGCTCTCGACCGCGAGTAGCGGCACCGCCGACTCGATCTCGTCAATCGCCAGAGAACGCCGTTCGATGTTGCCCATGATGCTCCTGCCTTCCTCGTCGGCGGCGTTCATCTGCCGCACCAGTTTGCTTGACCAATCCTGACCGGGGTTTCCACCCCAAAGCTAAAGTGCCCAGGCGATGCGTCCGGCTGATGGAAAGCCGTCCTCGCCTGGGCTATAGCCCTTTCCTTGCTTGTCGATCTCGTGCCGGTCGAAATACGCCTTCATCCGCCGAGCGGTCTCGGGGCTGATCTTCACGCCGTTCGAGAGGTCGCGTGCTCGGGCAACGCCGACTGCCGTGCCGCCTCGGCCGTACTCGTCTCGCCACGCGAGCCCCTTCGCTGCTTCCGCCCGCACGCCCGCCGGGGGCGTGAAGTCGATGTGGTCGTACCTAGCCACGCTTCCGCCCCTTCCGCTTCGGCTTGCCGTAGGCGTTCTCCTCAACCGGCGGCGGCTCGGGCAGCGGGTCGATCTTGGTCAGCGTCGCGACCTTGTGACCGACTTGCGTCTCGGTCGCCCGCCATCCGCCGCTGACCTCTTCGTAGACCGTGATGAGGGCGGCGGGATCTTCCTCGGTTGCGTCGATCGTGAAATCGGTGCCAGGGATGTCCAGCGTGCCGTAGTCCATCACATGGTCGATCCGCCCGCGAGCACGACCGCCCGACGAATCCCACGAAACGAAGTCACCCTCCGACACGGTGCCCGGCTGGGCACGCTGCTCGCCCCGGATGAACTGAGGCGAATCGTCCACCCACACGTCAACGGCGATCCCGGCCGCCTGGGCCGCATCGTCTTTGAGCGTGTCACTACCCACGAGCAGCACGTCGGAGAAAGCCTCGGCGTAGTCGCCGAGAGATGAGATCACCTCCTCTCGATCCGCCTCGGGCCTGCGAGAAATCATCACGACACGATTGCCGTCCGCGACCGCCTTGCGGGCGAACTCGCCCCAGAGCCGGGGATCGGCAGAGAATGTCCGGTCAAAATCAACGCTGATCGTCATCGCCCGGCTCGCGGGAAGCGAGGCGGCGGCGGGCTCGGGAGCGGGCGGCTCTGCGACCGGCGCAGGAGCGGCAGCCTGCGTGCTCGTGCCCGCGAGAATGCGATCGACCGAAGCGGGTGGAATGCTGGGGAACGATGCGAGAATCAACGCCCCAGCCGCGTCGGTGGTCAGGAGCCCGCCACTGACTTGCGTGAGAATCTCCAGGATGCCAGTGATCTGGGCACCATTGAGCGAAACGTCGGCGAGTTGCGGTTCATCCGCCTGGGCCGGGGTTGCATCTGCGACCGGCTCGGGAGCCGGGGCGGTCTCGTCCACCACGATCTCTTCGACCACGGTCGCGGGCATCGGCTCGGGGGCAGCCGCCGCCTTCTCCAGCGTGGTCATGTTCAACTGCACGAACCTGACATCGCCGCTTTCGACCGGGTTCAGATTCTCAAGCGAGCGGATCTCGTTGACGCTCAACACGCCAAGGTTCCACATCGTGTTGTAGTACGCACCTCGCCCGGCCGCGTCGGCCCGCAGCACGCCGCGCGTGTCAAACTCCACGAAGTGCTCATCGTCACCGTCAAGCAAGTCGCGGGCGATCGAAGACTCGATGCGACGCAGATACGGCATCAGCCCGTTCGTCAGGAAGTCGAGCGATTGCTGTTCGATATTTGAGAACGACGAACGCGTGAGGTCGCCCACGAGATGCGGCGGCACGCCGAAGAGGCGGCACACTTCTTCGACTTGGAAGCGGCGAGCCTCAAGAAACTGGCTCTCTTGGTTGTTCCCGCCGAGTTCCGAAACTTTGAGCCCCCCCTGCAATACTGCCGTTCGGTTGCTGCGATCCGCCCCGCGATGGGCTCGCTCCCACTGGTTCCGCGTGTTCTCGGCCGCCTCGGGCGAAAGCATCTGATCGGTGGAAAGGATCACGCCCGGCCGGGCACCATTCCCGAAGAACGTCGCCCCGTGGATCTCGCACGCCCGAGCCAGCCCGATCGCGTCGCGGGCGAGCTCGATCGTGCTCATCCCGTTCACGCCGTCATCCGACATCCCACGCACCGACATCACCGCGTCCTGGGTGTAGACCGTCGAAGAGCCCGACGCTTCGCGGTACGTGTACCGCAGCCGGTTGTTCTCCAACTGCTCGGTCTTCACCCGGCTGGGGTGCAGCGGCACGATCTCGCTGATCGCCCCGCCCGTGTAGACCTTCTCATCAAGGGCGAACCCGTGCGAGAGCAAGTGCAGCATCATCTGCTCGCGCCACTCGAACGAGGTCTGCCACGAGTTCGGCTGCGAGTGCAGGAGCCGATAGAGCGGATGCTCGCGGGCGATCTCTTTCCCGCCACCCGACAGCCGCCGGTAGAGATGCAGCGGGAGCCCAGCGACGCTGGTCGAGAGTACGCGGATGCACGCGAGCACGACCGTCGATCGCAACGCGGTCTCGGCGTCTACCTTCACGCCGCTCGGGTTGCGGTTGCCACCAGCCCAGCCGCCCGACTCATAATCCCAGTTGCGGGAGTCTTCGCCGGGGAGCCACAAGATGCGAGCGGTTGGGGCGATCATATGAGCAGGATGGAGGGTTCGGCTGCGGGCTTGTTGGTGATCTGCGATGACTCCCAGCCGCCAAGAGCGAAGATCAGAGCGACGATCCCGTCGATGCGGCCCGTGCTCTTTTTCTTCACCGGCCGAACGTCCTCAAACGAGTTCGTCTCCACCGTCACATTCGCCGACATCCACGAGAGCACTGGGTTGCCGCCGTGGCGGATGCGGTTCTGAAGCACCAGAGATTCGAGCCTCTTCGTACCCGAGCTCATGCCTCGGAAGCCTTGGCTCCATCCTGCCACCTTCAGCCCCGCCCCTTGCAGTTCCACGGCAAGTTGCACCGCCCCGGTGAGATCCATGTAGATGTGCTCGATCTGGTGCGTCTTCGCGTACTCCAAGACGTACTCGCGGATCTTCGAGTGGTCGATCACGTTCCCGTCGGTGGCCGTGATGTACCCCGAGTTCACCCAGTGCTGGAACGGCTGGCGGTCGGTTCGCTCCCGCTCCATGATGAGATCGCGAGGAGCCCAGAACATCGCATCGACCTCGAACTCGTCACCCTCGCACGGGAAGAGAGCGACCATCGCGGAGAGGTCGGTTGACTTCGACAAGTCCATCCCGAGGATGCACTTCCGCCCCGCGAAGGGTGAGGTCGGGCCACCCGAGCACGCGGCCCACTTCTCGGGATCGAGCC